AAAATAAAAAGAAAAATAAGAATAGAAAGGATAGAATCTTTATGAGAACCCCACAAGAACAGTTTATTGATAGTGTTAATAAGTTTAACTTAGATAATAAGTATAATTTTTCCGATAAGATTTTATGGGAAGATGAAGCTGATTGTTTAATGTATAACGCTGAGGAGGAAAAGAAATACATTAATTTTGCCGTATGGGACAATTCTCTAGTAGACTTACGTGACGACGTTTGCGTTTTTCAGTGCAGTGTTGTAAAATCACTTCGAAAAAAAAATCAATTTTCTTTACCTTATTCTTTTGAAAGATTTAATAAAAAATTTAAGACAATAAAAGATAAAGAAAAACCATCTGTTGGATTTTGTGGCAACTATATAGCGCACCCTCATAGAAAAGAAGCTTTGTTTTCTCTTAAGTTAGACAAAAGATTGAATACAAATTTTATCTGGAGGCTAATGTTTAATGGTGAGTTCTCAAAGGATGATAGGGAGCTAAACAGAGAAGAGTATACAGAAAATATGCAAGAAAACGCATTTATTTTTTGCGCTAGGGGTGCTGGAAATTTTTCTATTAGATTTTTTGAAACATTATCATGCGGAAGAATACCAGCTCTTCTTGATACAGATTGTTTACTCCCTTTTGATGATGTTATAGACTATAGTGAATTTTCTGTTATTTCAGATACTCCAGAAGATCTTGCTAATCAGATACTTTCTAAATTCAACGACGGCTCATACGTTGAGATGCAACAAAAGGCTTATGATATATATCAAAATTATTTCCATTTGGATATTGTTGGAAAAAGAATAGTAGAATATCTAGATAGAAACTATGAAAAGAAATTATAACGATCCAGACTACAAAAAATTTAGGATGTCTGTACTTAACAGAGATAGGTTTAAGTGTCAGATGCCTAATTGTAAAAGCAGAAAAGATCTTCATGTACACCACATACAAACTTGGTCAACCGCCTCTGCTTTGAGATATGAACCATCAAATGGAATTACACTATGCCGCCATTGCCACAGGTCGATAACCGGAAAAGAACTCCACTACGAAAATTTATTTAGAGAGATTATAAATGGCAAAATATAAACAAGCTCCTGAGTTTACAGTTATAAAAGACACAAGGGAGCAGGATGGATATTATTTTAGCAAATTTAATACCTGCGCGGGTATGATAGATCAGAAGCTTGATACTGGAGATTACTCGATACAGGGACTAGAGGACAAGATATGCGTAGAGAGAAAAGGTTGCGTTGAAGAGCTAGCTATAAACCTTGGTCAAAAGAAACACGCTTTCTTGAACGAAATAGGAAGAATGGAACCCTTCCCTCATAAGTACTTAGTTTTAGAATTTTCTCTTGAAGATTTAATCAAGTTCCCTAAAGATACAAGAATACCAGTAAAGAATAAAGCATCGCTTAAAATTACTGGTAAATATATGTTAAAATGCTTAATAGAGTTTGAGTTATATAATGACGTACATGTACTCTTCTGTGGAGACAAATATACAGCATTCCTTGCTGTTAGCAGCATTTTCAAGCGGATTAACGAAATGTATACTATCGGGAGAAAAACATAAGATGAACAACAACGATAAAGACCTCCTTTATGATTTGCATAACTATGGCGCTAATTTAGACACAAGAGAGATCTTTTTGCATAATTACTATACTTCTGGAGATGATGAAAATCCGGGAGTAGAGTACAAGATGTCAAACACTTTCTTAAAAAACTTAAGAGCTTTAGAAATAAAGTCAGAAAAGCCAATCACTATACACATGCAAAGCGTTGGCGGTGAATGGTCCGATGGCATGGCTATTTATGACGCTATTACAATGTCTAAATGTCATATCACAATAGTTGCATATGGTCAGGCTGAGTCTATGAGTAGTATTATATTCCAAGCCGCTGACTTAAGATTAATAACACCAAATACATACTTCATGTCCCATTATGGAAGCAGTTCTGCTGGAGGCCATTATCTGAATGTACAGAACTGGATTAAATACGAAAAATACATATGTGATATTATGCTTAATATTTATTCGTCACAATGTGTAAATGGCAAGTATTTTTTAGAAAGATACGGTAAGGGCTGTGAAACTAAAGTTAAAAATTTCTTAAACACAAAATTAAAGTCTGGTGATTGGTACTTAAACGCAGAAGATGCGGTTTACTACGGATTTGCCGACAAGGTTATAAGTTCATGGCAAAATCTAAACTAAAAAGAATTGATGAAGCTTGGCTTGGATTGGACGCGGTAGATTCTGATTTATTTAACCCAATGTCAATACTGAATGTGTCTGACGATGACTTTAATTTAAAGTTAGCTTGGCTAATGACTAGACCAGACTATCTTTCGTTTATAACTAGCGAAATACTTAATATACAACTGCTTCCTTCTCAGTCTTTATTTTTGAAAGAGATATGGAATCGAAAGTTTCCAATGCTAATTGCTAGTCGAGGGTTTGGTAAATCCTTCATGCTTTCTCTCTACGCTGTACTTAGGGCGCTTATATTTCCTCGCAGAAAGGTTGTTGTCGTTGGTGCTGCATTTAGACAGTCTAAGGTCTTGTTTGAGTATATGGAAACTATATGGCGCAATTCCCCGATGCTTAGAGATGTATGTGATAGCGATAGTGGGCCAAGAAGAGATACAGACAGATGCACCCTCCGGTTAAATGATAGTACTGTCACTTGTTTACCTTTGGGTGACGGACAAAAAATTAGAGGACAAAGAGCTAATGATATTATTGCTGATGAATTTGCTTCGATCCCAAGGGAAATATTTGAAAATGTTGTGGCTGGCTTTGCAGCTGTTAGTTCTGACCCTGTTGAGAATGTAAAAAGGCTAGCTGCTCAAAAAAAAGCAGATGAATTAGGAATTACTTTAGAGTTGGAGGAAAAAGAAGTAAAGAAAGATAATCAAATTGTACTATCTGGCACTGCTTATTATGATTTTAATCATTTTGCTTCTTACTGGAAAAAGTGGAAGTCTATAATTAGAAGCCAAGGAGATAGAGCAAGACTAAGAGAAATCTTTGGAGAAGATCCACCTGAAAATTTTGATTGGAGCCAGTACTCTATTATTAGAATGCCTTACGAACTTTTACCAAAAGGGTTTATGGATTCGGATCAAGTAGCCCGATCTAAAGCGACTGTTCACGCTGGGATATACCAAATGGAGTATGGAGCTTGTTTTACTAGAGATAGTCAAGGTTTTTTCAAGCGGTCTTTAATAGAATCTTGTGTAGCTAACCAGTCGGGAGATATAAAAGATAAACAAAATCAACCAATATCATTTGAAGCATCTTTAATTGGAGATAAAAATAAAAAATACATATTTGGAGTTGACCCAGCCTCTGAAGTAGATAATTTCAGCATAGTAATACTTGAGGTTTATCCAGAACACAGAAGAATTGTATATTGTTGGACCACGACTCGTTCAGAACATAAAGAAAAAGTAAAAAGAGGATATGTCTCGGAAACAGACTTTTATGCATATTGCGCTAGAAAAATACGAGACCTTATGAAACTTTTTCCATGCTTGCATATAGCTATGGACGCTCAGGGTGGGGGCGTGGCCGTAATGGAGTCTTTGCACGATAAAGATAAAATACAAGAAGGAGAAGTTGCTATATGGCCTACTATAGACGATGATAAACCAAAAGATACAGACGATGAAAGGGGATTGCATATCCTTGAGATGTGTCAATTTGCTAAATATGATTGGTTGGCTGAAGCTAATCATGGAATGAGAAAAGACTTTGAAGACAAGGCTTTACTATTTCCTTCATTTGACTCACTTACTCTTTCCATATCAGAACACGAAGATAACACCAAAGGTAGAATGTTTGATACCATAGAGGAATGCGTTTTAGACATAGAGGAACTTAAAGATGAATTATCTATGATACAAATGTCGCAAACATCTGCTGGTCGCGACAGGTGGGATACGCCACAGGTTGTCGTCGGAACGGGAAAGAAAAGCAAAATGAGAAAAGATAGATATTCAGCTTTACTTATGGCTAATATGGCCGCTAGAATTATACAAAGAACACCAGAGCAAGCGGCCTATGAATTTTATGGCGGCTTTGCGACTGGCGGTGGACACAAAGAACAAAAAAATGAAAAAATGTATAATGGTCCCAGTTGGTTCTCTGACAATATGAAAGATGTGTATTAATTAGTACATTCCAATTATCAATCCAATTGAGGTAATTTCAATGAGCAAAGAAGAAATGTTTACATGGTCTGACGGTGATGCTTCAAGTAAAGCTAGAGCCTTTGAGAATGCTGCTGAGAATGTACATTCTTATACTGGTCTTTCTAAAAGTCAAGGGAGTCATTATAGACATTTTATTGACATTGAACCAAATAGGTCCGTTAGGCCCGGATTTACCTCTCAGGATTATTATGCATTCAGGCCAGACGAGGCTGTTCCAACACAACAAAGAAGAATTATTAGAATGTGTATGGACGCTTACGATAAAGTTGGAATAATTAGAAATATTATTGATTTAATGGGAGATTTTGGAAGTCAAGGCATTCAAATTGTTCATAGAGATAAAAGCGTTGAGAAATTTTACCAACAATGGTTTAGAAGCATTAATGGTAAGGAAAGATCTGAAAGATTTCTTAACAATCTATATAAAACCGGAAATGTAATACTTTATAGAAGCTACGCTAAAGTTACCCCTCAACTCAATAACTACATGAAGGCTCTTTCTAGCGATATAAAAGTTGAAGTTCCTAACATGGTTCAAAACGAAATACCTTGGAGATACAATTTCTTTAACCCGCTTACTGTAAAAAACAAAGATGGAAATCTGTCTTTATTTATGGGTTTAAAAAATTATACGATTAGCACTAATTCTTTTTTTGATAAATTCACCAGCGGTGATATTCCAAACCATGTATTAGATAGCCTTCCTCCAAAAGTAAAACAAGGCATATTAAGAGGAGAAAAAGATATACCCCTAGATCCCTCCCGAGTAAGTATATTTCATTACAAAAAAGACGACTGGAGGCAATGGGCCAATCCAATGATTTATGCAATCCTTGACGATATTGTGATGCTAGAAAAAATGAGACTAGCAGACATGTCGGCTCTGGATGGTGCTATATCCAATATTAGATTATGGACCCTTGGAAATCTTGATCATAAAATTTTACCAAATAAAACAGCAATAAATAAATTAAGAGATATATTGTCTAGTAATGTTGGTGGCGGCACTATGGAGTTAGTTTGGGGACCAGAGCTTTCATTCCAAGAATCAAATAGTGAAGTTTATAAATTCTTAGGATCAGAAAAATATACAGCCGTTCTTAATAGTATTTATGCTGGTTTAGGCGTTCCACCCACTCTTACTGGAATGGCTAACAATGGTGGTGGATTTACAAACAATTTCATTTCTCTTAAAACCTTGGTAGAAAGATTACAGTATGGTCGTGACCAACTTGTTAGATTTTGGGAGAAAGAACTTGAGATAGTTAGAAAAGCTATGGGTTTTAGGTATAAGGCTCATATTCAGTTCGACAGAACTTCTTTGTCAGACGAATCTGCTGAGAAAAACCTGTTAATACAATTAGCTGATAGGGATATCATTAGTCATGAGACTTTGTTGGAAAGATTTAAAGAAATACCACAAATTGAAAATATAAGAATGAAAAGAGAGCTTTCTAAGCGTGACGTTTCTGGCCCTCAAAAAGCTGGTCCCTTTCATCCTCCTCCAGCCCCATTCGATGGTAAAGACCAAAAACCAAACGAAGAAACTGAAGTAGCACCTCCTGAATCTGATTTAGATAATGGAAGACCGTTATTTAAAAAGGAT